AGTTGAGAATAAGTTAGTAGTATCCCAACTTCCTTGAGGAAGAGGTCTGTTATGCCATATATTGGGCTCGGTAACTTCGGGCAATGTATTTCCAAGATAGCCTAAATCTGCTTCTCTTCCTGGAATATGAAATGCTGGAGTTTCGTAACCATCCTTAAATAAATATACAATGCCCAATGAATATACTTCGTCAGACATATAACTTCTATAATCTAGATAAGTGCTCGTAGACTTACTTGAACCGTCAGGATTCTCTTTACAAAACCAATGTGATTTAATCTCATTAGCTTTAGCTTGAAACTTAGAGAAGTCTATATTCTTTTCAACTAAATTACCTATTAATAATCTATTATCTATTTGGTTAATTGTCTTAGCTTCTTCATATACTGCTTTAGCAACTACTAATTCATTAATAGGAACTGTAGTAGCATTCTCAGAAGTTAAACTATTTATAGTATAATCTAATGACTCTGCAGTTAATTCTATAGTATCTAATATATATGCAGTGCGTACTCCATCATTATTAGCTATTACTGCTATCTTTAAATAAGGAAAAGATACGTCTAGATTATCGAAAGTAATAGAGATAGATTTAGTGGTTGGTGGAACTACTGAATTTAAACCGCCATCTACTGCGTCAAATCCTTCAGCAAAGCTTTCATCTGCAATAGGTATTGACATAGAGAAATCCATCCATCCAACAACATCATTTGCAGTTTTAGAGTAGGAAGCAATTACGTTATAAGTACCTAATGGTAAAGTACCACCAGTATCTAATACAGTAATATCATCTATAGTAGCCCTACTATAAGAAGGAAATAATTTAATTAAGTCTACATCCCACCCATTTCCACTGGTATTAGCAGTAGTAACTGTTTCTCCAGCTAATAGATACTGCTCCAAGTTATCTATATTTAAAGCATATAGTTTTGGAGAGCAGAAGTATATAACTCTTTCGCATCCTTTTACTGTAGATAGAGTTGCTTCAACATGATTATCTACCAAGAAGTCTAAAGAATTAGAAGATAGAATAGTAGTGTAGTTATTAAACTTATCTAACTTACCTATTTCAGAGCGTGTAGTTCTTGGAGATATAGAGAATATAATAGCTTCATCATTAGCTAATGCTAGATGTCCTATAATAACTTTACCATCCATCTCGAAAGCTTGTACATTACCTTGCTCTGTAGCAAGAAAACCTTCCTCACCTTCAGTTGAATTGTTAACTGCATTCAAAGCAAACCTATAAGTATTCTCAGGTTGGGCACTTGCATGTCCATCCAAATACATTCCTTTTACTGGGTATGTTACTTGTGTAGTATCTTTCATTAAAACTTAGTATTTTCTTCTGAATAATTACCAAAACCTCTATAGTACCATCTCTCTTTAGGTACTAATCTATTTCTAGTTTGTCTTAAATTTTCTAATTGATTCACATCAGGCATTTTAATATTACCTAAAGCAGTTTGTTTAAGTATTTGCCATCTCTGTGAGTAGTATTGCATACGTGCATCTGAACCTTCCTCTTTCATATTCCACTTTCTTTCCCAGTAACGCATCATTATATAGCTACGTAATGCATCTATATAATCTTCATCATTAGGAATTAAGTAATTACCATCACAATCAGTTGCATATTTATAATAAGCTAGACATACACTACCTGCTTCAAATGAAGTTACTATCTCCATATTAGGTAAGATAGTAAATGTATGTTCTGATGCTGTATTTAAGTTCTCACATTCATCGCAAAGAACAGATAATGCAAATGCTGATGTAGCTAACTTAAGAGGTTTATAGTTAGTAACGTAGAAACCATCGGAATTAAATCCAGCATAATAGTTCTCATTATCTAATCCTATATCTCTACGTATAGCATCTAAGTCTGAATCAGTAATTGCATCTTCTGATAATGCATAAACTGCAAGATGAAGACGTTGTAAGTCTTCAGGTAAGCATCCTTTAAAGGATTCAATTGTTATTGCGCTAATAGCAGGTTTGTATTGCTCTATTGCGCCTATCTTCCTCATAGCAACAAAAGCCCATTCAAGGGCATCTGCTTCTTCCCAACCATCTGCTGAGATTGTTGAGGCTAATTCTGATAGTACTGTTTGTAATTTAGTCCAGTTATGTACTGCCATTATAATTATTCTGAGTAGTGAATGATTGTATTTTTATCTTTTATCTGTTGAGCTAGATATCTCTTAGCCCATCTAATTGGATTAAACTTATATATTGCTTTATTCTGTAAGTATACTTGTGATTTATACCATTTGAATCTAGCATAGTATCCATTGCTATGCATATTATTATGCATTATCTTATTATTATATTCCTTAGTTCTTTTGAAATCAACTCGTGTAGCTATATTCTTTCTCTTACGAATCTTTAATTCTCCAAAACCATAGGGAAGTTTATATGTTTCACCTGTATTTACTAACATCGAAATAAGAAGAGTATAGAAATCCTCATTAATCTTCCTGTATTTCTTTTGATCTACATAGTATTTAGATGTAGGATCTTGTCTATAAGGGTATTCTTTATATAAATCTGTTAGTGTAATCCTACGTTTCATTAATTACTTGTTGGTGCCTCAGCAGATTTTGCATCATTCTGCATATCTTGAGGTATTCTCATTGCGTATTTCATTACTTCTTCCTGTGTCATTTTGATTACAGTATCTAATAACTCCTTATCTATAGGGAAATTAGAAGTAAATGGGTCATAGCAAGTAACTGGATCATCTGCACATCCTTCTAAATCAGCTACTTCTACTGGATCAAAGAATACACCAGTAACAATTATTTTAGATAAATCCGTATTGTTACTGGTTATATATATTCTATTGTTGTGCAAGAACCACCTTGTATAATCTTTCTTTAATCTTGAATACTTATCTGCTTGACTATTTTCTAAAGTAGTCATAGATATAATATTACCAGCTAAATCTCTTACCGACGACACCAGGAACTTATCTCTAGATGTTAAAATCTCTGGCAGGAGTTGGGAAGTACGTTTGTACTTGCAACCAACTCCATCAGGAATGCAATCACAATCATCAAGATTGGATAGTTCCAGAGATAGGCAAGGCGTAGTTTGATAATTAAAAATATTTAGAAAGTTGTATTTAGCAGCTTTCTGTTTTATTAACTCTGCTCTTATTGAAATAAGAATAGAGTATAAGTATCTATCTGAATACCTCTTGTCGTCAGAGGGAATCCCTGCGTTAAGAGTTATGTTTATTCTACTCAATATATCGTTTAGTATCATTAGTCTTTATTTTGTAATTATATATTATTGTAATCTTCTACATCCATAGCGTCTAATATTAATGCTATTAAGTCTGCATGTGATGTTTTATCAAAGTTACATTCTGAATGCCCTTCCCAAGAATAGGCTATCTTAATTAATTCTCTACGATCTAATTTATTAAGGCATTCCGTTAAGTATATTCTTGTATTAACTATTACTTCCATTATACTTTATATTTAGTTTTTGTTCTCGTTATAGAGTAAGGAGGCTTTCCTCCATTTGAAGTATCTATAATTAATATCCCTGTTTCCTTTAAGTAATTCAAAGTATCTTCAAGGCTACATTGTTTACTTAAACATGCTACATCAATTACTACAATTATCTCTCCTTCATCATTATTAAAATTAAACATCTTTTTTCTTTATTAAATCTTGCCCATCTTGTTCTAACTCTTCTGACCATTTTCTGTATCCTTCATAGTCAGTAACTATTCCGTTACCTATATGATACCAGCCTTGAGCCATATGGCCTATTTTAAAAAAAGGATTATTAGCTACTCCAGCCTTAACCATTACCTCTACTTCTGCTTTAGTTAGTTTTTTCAAAATAATAATTTGCTTTTATACCTTCTTTCTCTTCATTTAACATACATCCTTGCGTATTAAATATAATTGCTGATAGATGATCTTCTGATCTATCTCCAGACATATACATAGCTAAGTGACGATCTAAAGATTCTAAATAGCATTCAGTTGGTATACCTTTAGTAAAATTAAAGTTACCGTACTTTTTAGCCCCTTTATTCATATGATAGCCAAAGCGTAATCTTGTATATCCTAATAAAGTATGTATGAATGGTTTAGTATTATTACTATCTCTTTTAGCACCTGTAGAGAATTCTCTAACTAATTCATTATGTGCTTCAATTGATTCTTTTACTTCTTTCATGCTTCCATCATTTTATTATAGGTCGCCTGATTGATAGTAAAGTATTTACCGCAAGACTTATTCTGACATTGCATTTGTACTTTAATTATACCTGATGCTGTAACTCTACGTTTAGATACAGTAGTATGGTTACCTGCGCACTCTGGGCATGTGTATTTTTCTCTCTGAGCTAAAGCTCCGTGATGCACATGATTAGTAATGTAAGGACTAAGCTTTTTGTATACAGCTTCTAGAACTTTAACATCCATCTTGCAATATCTAATCATTTTAGCCATTGCTATTTCATCATCTTTTAATACATCTTTCCATAATGAGAAAGAAGTCTTAATCTTTTTACCTACTCCAAAGAATTGGGCTATGTAATCTAGGCGATTAGAGTTAAATCTAAATCCGCCTCTAGCTTTCTTTAAAGTATCTAAAGTAGTATAGCTAGGAAACATTGGAATACCGTGGAAAGCACATCTAGTTCTTATCCATTTTAAATCAAAGTTATCTCCATTATGTCCTACTAATTCATCTGCTTCATTTGCTACTTCTATAAACTCTTTAAGCATTCTTTTATCATTCTGCTTAGCATCCCATTGCAAGGAATGTACTGTAGATTCGCCTTCCCATTTATAACAGATGCATATTACTGCTCTTTCTTTTACTATGGAATTGTAATCTAAAGATATCTTATGCCCTACTGACCAAGAATAAACTAGGTTGGGACTTACTTCTATATCAAAATATAATCTTTTTACTGCCTTATTAGCCATTTGTTATTGTTTTTAATTATCAAAGTGATACAAAGATACGACATTATATGAGTTATAACCAAACCACACTATATTTATTATAGCTAAATATAAAAATATTTATAACATATAGTTAGATTTGGTATAATAAATCACATGAAAGCTACTCTAGTGAACCATCCCTTGATGAATTTCTCCTGTGTAGAGTTCTTACGCCACGCCTCTATATATGCTTCTCCCTGCAGTAGGTTCAATCCTTTGAAAAGTAATCTAGTATCTGTATGTGAGTTGGTAGCATTGAGTGTATTATTACCTATAGCTCCATCTACATCTAGCGTAACATCTGCTCTAGTGAAGTTAACTGCTTCTTGCAGCATCTTTAAAGCCCTACCTGGGCCAAAGTTAACCCCAGTATCGTATAGTTCATTAGCTATATCCTGCGAATTAAACTTATCTAACCAGTTAATATCCCAGAATTTAGTCTTAAAGAAGTTCTTTACAGATACTTGTAGTGATGGTATAGCTGCTAGCTTTATATCTAATTCCTTACGACTTATAGACGGGTTAGCTTTCTTTACAGAATCTATGGTAGCCCAACCTTCCCATGTAGGATGGTAGTTTCTAGCTATACCTTTGTAAGTTTCTCCACCCGCATCATTTTTTACGTCAGCATAGCCGCCTTCATTTACCGATGTTATATTATATGCTATGTTAAAATCTGCCATTATTTTGGTTTTAAAAGTAATATCAATAATAAAGCTATAACTGAAAATAAGATAATCTCGTATTTTCTAGATAGCCAAGATAAATCTTTCTCTACATAAGTAACTTCAGTCTTGGTATTATTAGTATAGGCATCTGTTAAAGATGCTATAAACTTAATAGAGTCACCATCTTGAAATACTTTAAGATGTAGAGTAGCTGAAGTAGAGTCTGTAGTTATTGTCTCTGTATAGTATAGAGTATCTTCTATACATTCCTTTGACAATATGTATTCGGTTACTGGTCTCGTAACTGCTATGATTTCATCTCTACAAGCCGTGTCTAAGTCTAAAGAAGAGATAATACTATCTACGTAATTAGCTAGTCCTGCGGTATCTTTCTCAATTGTGTAGAATGTATCTATGGTAACTTCTGGTTGATATATAGTATCAATAGTAGTTATAGATAGTTCTGGATGCTTATCCAGTAAGTTATGTAACCTCTGTGTAGGGCTACATGCGGATAAAAAAAGCGCAGTCAGAAATACTGCTGCGCTATTGATAAATTGTTTTCTCATAATTTTACATGTCTTTAGTGGATTCCCTATCTGTCTCTTTCTTTAGATAATATGCGCAAGGTGCGGCTATAGCTCCAAACATTATGGAGGTATCTATGATAGATACTTTAGCAATCAATGCGGCTATATACATAGCAAATCCAGTAGCTACAAGCCAGTAAGTTAGTCTCTCCCTTCTGGATGTTAGCTTTATTCTAAAGTTATTTATTAAGTTCTTCACATTTACATCGTTTATGCGATGGTCTAAGAAAGCACCACCACGGTTTATTACAAGGCTCTACTGGTTTTACTACACCTCTAATATTAACAAATGCAGTAGCTTCACCATCCTTATCATCTTTAACAAATACATAGTAAGTATTAAGATCTTCTAATACTGGTATTGTTAACTTAGATGAAGTACCTACAGTATTTCCATTAGTATCCATCCATTTATAACTAGTAATCTCACCATCCGAATCAGCAGCATCTGCGACTAACTCAATAGTTGACCCTACATAGTATTCATCATTAGATGTATCTGGTACAGGTTTTAATATAACAACTGTTGGCTTCTCATTAATAGGTAGCATAACATCTACAGTAATCTTGAAATAGCCAAAAGCTTTACCATCTTCAGGTAAGTATACATCTGTATCATTTATCTCATAGCTAGGAGTGGAGTTTTTAGCCATCCATTCTGTAGCACCTGCAGAACTATACATGTATTTACCTGCTAATGAATCAAATTCTATACCTACTAAACTCAAACTTGGGTCTACTGCTATAGGTAATGCATCATTAATATTACCTAAAGGTATTGAATAGTTATATACACCTGGCTCAGAAATAACTGAAGGAGCCGTAGCTACATCAGAAATAGCTCTAAACATCTTGTATATAAAGTAATCTACTCTACGCTTGTTGCTAGAACCAGATGGTTCAGGAGTATCATTAGTAGGATGTACTGGGAATATAAATCCAGGCCCTGCTTTAGATATACCATTATGCTGTAACAACGCTGTAATACGTGGATCCTTGCCATAAGTATTCCAAATATGCCAAGCAACTGCTCCAGTAGCTAAGGTATTTTTAATATTACCATAATTATCAAATCCCCACTCAGTAATATATACTTCTTTAGAAGGTAAAGAACTCTCTAAATATGATAAAGTATAATCCCATAAATTAGTATTAGCCATAGCCTGATCGTATAAATCAGTATAGTAAGTTTCTAATTCTGGAAATAATGTACCAGGAGTATACGTAACCTTTGCAGGAGAAGTAACTGACACAGGACATTCTCTATCATTAAAGTAAATATGGATAGTAGGATGACAATTAGCATAGGTATTAATATATGCTATTGCAGCATTATTAAACGTACTATGGTCTTTTCTTCCGCCTAATACACCAGACTCTTTAGGTCTAGGAGCTAGGAATATTAAAAACTTCATAGTAGGATAAGTACTTTCTATCAAGCTTTTTACTGGAGTAAACCAACTTTCATAAACAGCAAAGTTAAAATTAGCCTGCTCTTTTGAATAAGTCTCATTACCAAATTCTACAGCAATAATATCTACACCTGATTCTTTCACTTCAGTGAAATAGTCAAACTGTACATTTGCATCATCCTTAATATTGATGCAATAAACTACAGATAAATGCTTTCCAGCATTCTTAAAGTCTTCTGCAAGACTAATTAATTTAAATCTATCTTCAGGATTAGTATCTGGTTTATCAGCTCTATATCTCAAAGTAAATGTTTGTCCTGGTAATACAGAATCAATAACCCACTGTCGTGATATCGGATCTTCTGCATCAAACCAATTTTCTCCATTTGTACCGTAATACATTAAATTTCTAAATTTGTTTTTATCAATAGTGCAAAGATACGAAACAATAGCCGTCTAAACCAAATTAGTGCTTATGTTTTTTTGTATCTGATCTTTTTTTCTTTAAATAATTCTGGTGAAAAGTAAGTATTGCGAATAAAGCCGCAATAATAGAAGCACCAAAAGCCATCTCTTGTAATAGCTGGAAGTGCCATGTATCTTTTAACTCTGCGGCTGCGGATACGGCTATGCCTAATCCTTTAGCTGTAGTATATAAACCTACAGAAGCCAGAGATAGTACTTTGGTGAGTACTAAGTCTACATTGTCAAACATATTCTTGGTTAGCATTTTTATCTGTAAATAATATATTTTAAGGTAGTTCCAGTAGCTGTAAAAGTTATTAAACCATTACGTCTACCTATACCTGGATCTAAAATAATTATTTCATCGGGTTCAAGTGTATAGGAAGTTCCGCCTGCAGTTATTGTAGCGTTAACACCTCCTGAATTTATAAAGCTTACTTTTAAGCATCCAGCAGCAACACTGCCAGTTGAGGTTGAGCTACCAAATACTGGATATACCTCTTTAGGTGTAAGCTGTTCTAGTATTTTTGCTAATAATTCATCTGTTCTTGTATCCATATTATTTAGTTTTTATTGACCATGCGATTAATTGTGATGAGTTAGCTGAGGCATTATTGACTGCTTTCAATGAAATTAGATCATTAGCAGCAAATTGCACTGAGTTAGTAGAATCTGTGAAAGTTCCAGCAGCAGCGCCAGCAGCAATGGTAATAGTTATAGCTGTATCTACACCATTCTTTCGAAGTGTATACACTACACTACCTGTTCCAGATTGAGCTGTAGCAGTAACAACAACTAAATTAGATACAAGCATAGGTCTAGTAGCTATAGTTTGTCTATTGTTTTCTGTAGCATTAAAGTTACTTGTACTTCCAATTGGTGCGTACGCAGTTGTAGAAGCCGTAACCTGTGCAGCTCCTGAATTAAATTGTAAGGAGTGAGATTTCTCCCGTCTTATTCCAAATCCCATTATTAGCAAAGTAGGTTTTTAATATAAGTTATTAATAAATTGATTTCATCATTTGTTAGTATGTAGTTTTCATCATCTACATCTAGACATAATGGACAGATAGTTGTAAACATAGCAGCTGCTAAAGTTAAGTTTTGTTTCATATGAGAACAATCCTTAATAGAGTATCTCATTTTTTCGAGTAATTGCTCTCTATAACAACCTAGCTTACAGTATATATCTATCTTATGTGCATTAAATTGTGCGTTAGTAAGTGCCATTAATAGAAGTATTTAGATGATACTGAATGTGCTTTTAACTGGTCAAATAAGTAATCTCCAAATTTAGTCTTGCCTGAAGAGGATAAATGTATACCATCTCCATTATAATTTGCTTGAGCAACTGAAAAACCATCTAGTCTAGCATTCTCACCATCAGTCCACATGTATATCGAGTCACATACCCAAGGAGTTTTAGGTATTAGATTATTAATCTGATCCTGCACTACCCATCTACATGCCCAACCATTGAAGTATCCCTTAGGCTCATTATGCTTTACGTCTGCACTAAATCCTGAATAAGATCTTGCAGTTATAAATATCTGCTTCAGCTTAGGGAAAGTAACTTTAAGTTTATTAATTAAAGATATAAAACCATTCTTAACCTCTATTGGAGATGCTGGAAAAGTAGCTGTTAGATCATTTAAAATATCATCCTGTAGCCAAGCTACCTGTACTTCTGAATAATTAACACCTGCACTTACTAATCTACTATTGACAGTAGACCATATATCTGCAGAAGTTAGCCAATCATTTATATCTTGAGATGGCTGACATAAATTAACAAATTTAAATTTAGGATTAGTTAATTCAGGTATCCTTACTTCTAGCCTTTCTGATATTTGGTTTTGTACAGACGCTCCGATACTTACCATAACCATAGTATTCTTATTTTTTATTTTTGGGGCAGCAATTAAATGTGCTGCTGTAGTACCTAATCCTAGAGCAAAGCCCTCGTAGATACCTGTTTGATTTAATGGTGTAGGCATATTATAGTCCTGCGCTTGTTAAAGCTTTTACTTGTTTTATCAAAGTTTCTAAATCAGCAAGTATTTTACCTGCTTGTTCTCCTGTATAAGTTCCTGGTAATATAGTGCTCCAAGGATCTCCTGCAGCACCTGCAGCAGAAAGTATCTTACCTGCAGAGCCTACTTCAAATCCTCCTGGTAATTGCATTTGCCATACAGCTTGTGCAATATCATCAGCAGAAGGTTGTGCCCCTATATCTAAAGTTCCTGAAATATAACCTGTTGCAGTTATAGCTCCAGAAGTCGAAATGGATATAGTAGTAACCCCGCTAATGTTAGCTAGCAAATCACCATCAGCTGAGGTAGATATAGTTATAGTTAATGTACCATCAATAAGCCCATAACCTATAATATCTGCAGAAGTTTCTATTTGGGTACTTATCCTACCACTAATACCTCCATCTATTAAAGGGAGAAGTATTGCCATACCTGCTCTATAACCTGCAGGAAATGAAGTAGTAGCATGTACTTGATCTGAAGTATGAATTTGTATAGTTTTTCCTTGATTTCGGAAATATATATTTCTTCCTCCAGTACCAGATAAACCAGTACCGTAAGTACTTCTATGAACACTTATAGAACTTGAATATTGCATTAGTCCCAAACAGTTGTTATAGTACCAGATATAGCTCCGTTTGCAATCATAGCTCCACCACATACCCCAATAATACCTAAACAAGCATTATCTTCTATTTTAGGGAATGTTGGTATATTAGCAATATAATCTGCTATTACTCCTGTATTAATTGCGTATATATCTATTTCTGCAATTATTTTAACAAGTACAAATGCAACAGTACCTGTTGTACCAGAAGCTAAAGTATATGAATTTATTTGTTTTACTCCATTATCTGTAGTTGCTAATGGTAAAAATGGATTACCATTATTTAAATAACATGTAGAAATAGGTATAGAGTTAGCTGGAGAAGTCATTACTAAACCATTTTGATCATTATTTGCTGGATCTTTATAATTTAATGTTAATGCAGGGGCAGCAGCTCCATGTGCTGTTTGTGCCACTATAATTGGAAATACCCCTTCTCCACTTGTATATCTTGGTAAAGTTGCTGTATTATTTAATGCAGTTGGAGTACCAGTTACTACACATGCTGGATAGTATAATAAAAAATCTACTAAGTAAAATGTTGCAGGTACTACTGTTGCTGTAGGACTTTGTATTTTCCAAGACACTAAATTTTTAATATCTGGTGATACAGAAGCTGTTCCAATATTTAAAGCACCTTGTGTAGCAGCAGTCATTTGAGTAGCTACGCCAGCAGAACCACTCCAAGAACCAGCAGTAGGTATACCCGAAGCAGTAAAAAATTCATGCCATCTACCTGCTGTACTCGCACCTGCGTTAGAAGATGCTTTTTGATAATATCCTTTATTAGATTGACCTGCTGAAAAAGCTGCAATCAAACTATCCATTCCATTTATTGCCATAATTAATCTTCGTTTACGTCTAAAGCACCTGCAATTATTCTAGGAGCTATTAAATCATTTACAATTAAAGAAGCTGATAAAGCTCCTTTATATAATATAGTTGTAGAGCCAGAGCTTTCTTTACCAATACTCCAATGCGTTAAAGTTTCTGGAGTTCCGCCTGAAGCAGTTCCAAATACTATATCCGCAGCATTAGTAACATTATTACTTGAAACAGTCCATCCTGAACCACTTCTAGCTACTGCAACTCTAGCATATCCTGTGTAGGCAGCCTCTGAAGTAGCTTGATTACCTGCTTCTCCTGGGTCTGCAGTATGTAAAGCTACATATAAAGAACCTGCTGTAGCAGAGTTTTGTAACCCTGAAGCATCCCCTATATTAGCTATATCTGTGTTATTAAATAATAATAACAGTAATTCATTTTCAAATTGATTACTCTTAGACATGTATTTCTATATTTATTAAGTTATTGTTTATGTCGTAAGAGAAATCCTTATAGTAAGTATAACTATCTGATTCTCTTATGATTTCTATCTGGGTTAAATTATCTCCAGTATATGTATAATTAATAGTGTATAATAAAGTATCCATTGTAGAATCTGTATAGATTTCTTTCTTAGTTATATTATCACCTGTATAAGTAAATTCATTATAATTTAGAGGACTAACTTGTAACTCTTGAATTGTAGGACTTTCTGTGATAGCAGTTTCTACAAAATCATTTAAGTTAATGTAATCAGCTGGTCTAAATAAGTTATTCTTATACTTAACTAAATTATCCTTTATTTGAAGATACCAAATAGTTTGTGCCATTATGCACGTTTTATTTTAATGTTAACAAAACCTTTACCCCCAGCAGTAGTTTTCTGCACTCTTACATAGAAGATATTACCTGTGCTAATACTATTATTAGAGGTAATACTTGAAGAATTAAAGAATGAACCACCTGCAGCAGAGCTTGAAGGTTTAGTATTTTTAGTTACTGTAATACTAGAGCTACCCATTAAAGTACCTGCAGTATTGTATAAGGTTATAGTAGCATCATCAGTAGCTTCAATTAATTCAGTTACAGAGAAACCGTATTCTTCTACTGTACATGCGTATGGAACTTTTACAGCTACATAACATGAACCTGCAGTTAAAGCACCTGTTTCCATCGAAATGGGTATAGTAACTAAATCAGTATTAACTGTGTTGGTACACATGGCTACTGTGATAGTGTTATTACTTATAGTTGTATTTACTGTAGTTATCCCTGTTGCAGCATCTTGAGTAGCTGTACCAGTTACATGCCCTGTTAAAGTAACATCCTGATCTATTAAAGCCCTAATATCCTCAGCATCTAAAGCAGTGGGTGAAGCAGAACCTCCTGATATATTACCTAATATTGTATCATCAGGTATATTTTCTATCTTAGGTAAAGTAACATTATCGTCTAATATTTTAATAGTGGTAACTGCATCTGAGGCTAAATCTCCTGCAACAATAGTACCGTCTACAATATGTGAGGAAGTTATAATAGCAGCTTGAGTGAAATCAGGTAAAAACATTACTTTCCAAGCATTTGATATATTAGAATATACACATACTATATAACATTCTTTTTGAGCGTATTCAGCAGGGAGTTTATCAGGCCCTACTTTTAAATAATTATTAGTTATGTCATAATTACTTAGTACTCCAGTATAGTAAAATAGTACTTTATTACACAAACTAGCATTTACAGGTGTGGCCAGTGTTATAGTAAATGCCCCTCCCATCGTATGTGTACCATTAATTTGATAGCTCCTAGTTCTCATAGCAGCTTCAGTTAGTGCAAAAGTTGTAGGAGTTGCACTAATAGTTATATTTTCTGTCCAATTAAACATTATTGTAAATATTTTATAGCTTTAGCACTTGATATTGAAACTGATGATGTGCCATCACCATTATAGATTTGGAATTTAAAAGTATTAGTAGAAGACCCAAGGTTATTAACAGTTCCACTGAATGAGGCTCCTATTATAGGATATTCAAAATCAGCAAAACACTTATAAGAGGTTATTACATTAGTAGCATCATACCTTTCTATTTTAATAATTATTTCAAATTGTGGGCCATTTGAACCTGACCCGTGAAATAATTCACCTCCTGCAATACCTAAATATCCACCTGCACCACTTACAGCATCTGAATTTAACATCCCTCTTATACCATTTAATATTAGTGGAGAACCTGTTCTTCCTATATTTCCTATGCCTATTACTTCTATATAATCTCCATCAGTATTTAATAATCCTGCAGGTATAGTAAATTCAGTATCTGTTAAATCTACCCAAGAACCTGTTGTACCTGAATCAGCTACACCATAAAAACTAAATAGTATTGGCTTTGCACCTATTCCGTGTGGAGTAAAAGATAAAACTACTGAATCTGATGCAGCAAATGTTGAATTTGCAAGAATATAAGTTACTGTAAGAGTGTATTCACTAGCTCCAGAAGATACGTTAGTTATAGTACCCTCCCAGAATTTAGATGAATCTGATTCTTTAAAAATTCTAATCTTACCATAATAGGTTCCATTTGATAAGGTAGCAAGGAAATTAGATAAATCCGTGCTATCCTGATTTGTTTTATTAATATACATGGTAGTTACTGAAGCGTAAGTACCACTATTGAAACGCAGTTGACCTGCGGTTGTTCCCGAAGTTGTTGTAGTGCTGAAGTTCCAAACAGAGGAATATCCACCGTATTCACCTTGAGCACCAGTAGCTCCAACTTGACCTATTCCAGTCAAATCTATAGAGCAATTACCTAAATAGGTAGATCCACAATTAGACATTTAGCATCCGCATTTTAGGTTAGTTAAATAGTTATATACCTCATCATAGTCTTCTTGGAAGGCTGTGAGGTCGCCGCAAATCGCTGATCCTTCTAGACTTTTTACCAGTGCAAATCCATAAAGCCACTTATTTACATAATCGCTTTTGCATTTACATGTAGTTATCGCTATCTGCTTTTGAGCTAGTAAGCCGCATAATTCTGGTAAAAATAATTTTCTTACAGTATAATTATATGATGTAGGAGATCTATCAATACCAACAGTCCATACGAATTCATACACACCATCAGTAATATGATCTGTAAATACTTCTACGCCATCTACAGTTAACTCAGCTAAAGTAACTGTCGTAGCTAAAGTATCTGCAGAAACCGCTATTGTACCTATAGCATCATATGTAACATCATCTGTAAGATTAAAAATCTCTAGAGAAGTTATATCTATTGCGTCAGCCCCTGTATTAGGATCGCCATATCCACCTGGGTTATTATCTGCGTCATAGACGCCAGTAACTTGAGTGTGGATTAGGCTATCCCAATTACAAGAGTTTGATATTGTAAATTTTGGAATTAATGCCATAGGTTATTATGCTACAGTTGCTCCAAGGTTTTTAATTACTACCCATGCAGTGCCATTCCAGATTAATTCTACTTCGTCAGCTGCATCATCGAAAGTAATAGTAGTTCCACCAGACAAAGAAGTTGGGGTTACTACACCATTACCACCGCCATCAGCGACTAAGCGTATTAATTTAAGTTGGCCTATTTGAGTACCATTTGCTAAAGTGAAGGCGTCTCCACCAGCATCTGTATTAATAGTAGTAAAGTAATTTGTTACAAGTATTGCACCGCCAGTACCTGCTGTAATGTTGTTAGTAGCTACAGAAGGATAGAATCCAGCAATCCTTGAGTTTGCTGTAATACCACCGTCCTTAATTAAAGCACCGTCTACATCAACACCGTGAGCTGCTGTTTTCTCAACTAAAGCATCTACGTTAATAGAGGTAAATTCACTAGTGGAGTCTTCTACTACTGAAAGAATAAAAGCATTTAAATCTAATAAGTTTTTAATACCTAGGGTAGAATCTTTATTAGCTTTTAAAACTCTTTTATCTAAATAATATTGTGTTACTGCCATTTGTTATAATTTTAAGTATTTAATTTTAAATAAAAAGGGCAGGACAGAAGTACTGCCTGCCCCAATTTATGTTTGTATCTTATTTAATTAAAGTACGAAGTACTCTACATAGAGAGTGAGTTCTCCAGCACCGCCTGTCAAAGGATCAACAGCTACAGTAGCAGTTAATTCACGTTCTGCAGTAGTTAGAATGTAAGAGCCTGCTCTACCAGCTGCTGATGCAATCGCAGTTAATGCGTTACCGTCAAGGGCAAAATGCCCAGGTAAACATCCACGTACACCTGCATCATAAACATCACCTGCTGCTTCAATAGCAATAGCTGCTTTTAAATCGCCTGCAGATTGTAGTGTTAAAGCAATAGTTGCTTTGTCTACACCAGCTCCAGTTGTAGGAGATGAAAATGTAGTGTTTACTACATAATAAGCATCTGTTACAACAGCGCCTGAAGGTATAAATACCCCAAGACCGTGAGAAGCTACAGTGCCCATAGAAACTCCTGCGCTATCTGTACCGTTAAATTTAAATGTTGCTACTGCAGTTTTTTTACCGAAGTAGCTATTTCTTTTTTTATTAGCCATATTATTTTATAGTTTAGTAGTTAATTAATTAGATATTAACCGCTGGAAGACCTGCTGAACCAAAATAAGGATTCAATACTGCTTCCAAACTATTTTTAGTAGTGGTATCTCCAGATTCAACAAAGATGTAGCATCTCTGTGGATGTAAGTTTTCTCCACCAACTGGGTGAGAAGTTACATCAGTAGACTCTATGATATACACATCATAAATAGCTGTATCATCAATATAGTTATCAACATCAGGAATTTCAACGATTGGGATTACACTTCTGTTCTGAGAATACTTACGCATACCCATAGTTTCAGCATAAAGCAATCTAATTTGACGAGGTGACCATCCACCTTCTTTTACTCCTGAACTTTCATAGCAACCTGTTGCTAAACCAAAGCCTGCTAATTTAGAAACTTCCAATTTTACTTTAACTTCAGGCATTCTGTCGTCATAAGTAATTTCTTCGTCTAAAGCCATGATTATAATACCATTTGCACCTGAAGCGTTAGTACCAGCAGTTGTTAAATCAACTGGAACAACCTCAGTAGAGGTATCTACGTCATTAGAGCTATCAGCTACTAAAGCAGCAAAAGCAGCTCCCATAGCAGAGTTATTAGCTGACGCTGAAGTTTCTGCATCAGTTGAAAAACCATAACCAGTTGCTACACCACCATCAAGTGAATCCAAAGAAGCAACAGTAACTGCACCAGTACCAGAGAAAGATCCTTCATGTCTAATTGCAAAAGCAACGAATGGAAGATGTCCAGTGCTACTAGGTATAATTCTAGAGTGCTTATTTATGTTAGATACAAGATTTTGGATCATGTGATCTAACGGGTTAGTGATAGTTGTGTCAGTTGTGTAACTAGGAGTTACGAAATTAAATCTATGTCCTTCACGCTGTTTTGCGGAATTTTGTTGATCTCTACGTCTACCACGTAATGTTACCATTACAGAGTATTCAGTTTCATCAAGAGGAGTAGCTACTGCATCAGCATTAGCTGCATCAGCACCAATTACCCAAGCTGATTGGCGAGGAGTAATATAAGCTTTAGCACGTACTAATGTAGTATTTCTACCATAGATAATATGAGAACGCTCATATCCACGTTTGTATTGACCTGCATAAGTAGTCACACCAGGATTAGCCGAATCAGGCGTACCTTGTGCTATAATAATAGCAGGAGATTCTGCGATAGTGTCACCAGCATTGATGGCTACGTAGCTAGAGTTAGTACCCCATCCACCTGCATCAAATACACCTAATTGACCATCTGCAAGATTTGTAACACCAGCAGTGGTTGATAAGGCAGTAGCACCATCAGAAACAACAGTTGCATTACCGTCAGCGATAAGAATTGTTTCTACAGCTCTGTTAAATTTGTTCATGTTTTACTTTTTTTTGTTAATTAATATTCGAATTTTTCTGATTTATATCTTGCCAATTGTAAGTATTCGGAATCTTGTATGGCTGCGGAGGCTAGTTCTACAGCTGTATCTACAATATTTCTATGAATACCTTCAGGCAATTCTGAATCTATTTGAGGATCTGCTGCTGCATATACCTCATCTAAAGAATCATAACCACTAAAGAATACCTTTCTAGGTAATTTAATGTAAGAAGGATATACCTTATTTACCGTAAAATCGCCTGCATATATGTATATGCTAGGTTTTCCTGAGGAATTTGAGTCTTTAGAGATAGAGAATAAAGCTGTTTTCCACTTAAAGTCTGGTTTAGTATGTGCATTAATTAATGCTTCATTTAAATCATCTTCTTGTACTTGCGTTAATCCTATCTGTTTAGTACATGTGCTAGATGTAATATCTGCACGCAGTCCTGTTAAATCTTTATAGTCGTAAAGAAAGGAAGAGATTGGGCATTCATAAACGTTATTATCAAGTATTGTTCCGTTAGCAGTTGGAGTTAATCCAGGCTGCTCTTGAGGACTTCTTACGTGTAATACGCTTAAATCATCCACTCTCTTTTGAGTTACTTCCATCCCTTGTTTAGAGGAATTCGATGGAGTATACCTTTTATCTACCTCAATTAATTGGGCGAGATTTAATAACCAGTCAATCTGAGCTGGTGTAAAATCATCAGAATTAAAGGAGTTTACTCTATCAATTGCCAATCTAAAGGCAAAGTGCATCTCATTTATATTCACTTACGTAATTAATTTTGCAGCTAATTCTTTTTTCATTGATGTTACCGCATCCATTTTGTTTGGATCCATGATAAAGTCTATTGCTTCTTCTTTCGAATATCCAATAGTTAATCCTTTAGCGTGCCATACAAAAGTACCTTTGTTTTCAGTTACAACTCTAGAAGAAGTTAAATCATACAGGGTTGCCCTTGCATTCAATTCTTCTCTACCAGTAGGAGTATCTAACAACTTAACTATCTTAGTAAATTCAGATAAAGCATTTAAAGGTTCTTTTAAATCAGCTCCTTTAATGTTTACAGAGAACTTATTATATAGTGCTGTAAAACTTTGGTTGGAATACCATCCTAAAGACTTAGCAATTAATATTAAATTTTCTTCAGTAATATCATCAGAGTTTAATCTAGCAATAGCCATATCTTTAGCTTTACTAGCTCTGTATTGAATTTCTTGATCTTCATCCTCTTGCGCAATATAATATCTTGCATGAGGTTTTTTGTACTCGTGGTATTCTTTTAATGATTTTGCTACAAACTTACTATCTAATAATACGTAATAAGCAATCTCATGTTCAGGAATAGTTAAGTCTAAAATGTTAGTACCGTCTCTAAGCTTAAACTTAAAATCTGTAAAGTAAGTAGGAGTTTCTCCTTCTCTAGTCATTCTAGGAGAGTAAAAACCTGGGTCTTTACGATGCTCATATTCTAACTTTTCTTGGATAGTGATTTCCTCTCTACCTATTAAATGCTTGTATTTTTCACCAAGTTGCTCAATTGTAAATTTAGCATAAGGATTAGGTACGAAATAATGTAATCCTGTTTTTCTATGTCCTAAACTTCTTGAATATAATGCAGACATTGTATCTACAGAATATCTACTCAGTTTAGTTTTATTCAGTTTTTTTCCACTTTTAGCTTTCCATTCGTGAATGTTGAATACGGATTCTAAGCCAGGAACAGGCTTAATGAATACTTTCTTATTTGTCATAATAGTCTCCCTGTGGATGCCACAGCTGTCATAGGCATAGGCACAGGTATTTGTGTTTATTTAAAAGACAGCTTTATCAATTAGTCTTCGTCAATCCTCTATCTCTCTGATTAATTCACCAGTACGAGATACGTCTACAATCTGCACACCTGCAGAACCTTGTACCCAACGCTGGTATGCACCAACCAAACGAGAGGTTGCGCCACCTTGTTTAGGACCATTAGGGCCAACGGTACCTTCGATGAAACCGTGATTGTAAGAATCTTTAACTTCTAAGTAGTTAACGTTGCTTCCGAATGAAGTTGAGCTAGGAGCTGCAAAATCAAGGAAAGTCATTCTCCAAGAATCTACTGGACGATTGGTTTCAATCGGGTCAGCTTTCTTGCAATACTGGAAGTTATCATATTGTGGATTGTAGTAAACTTCAACTTCAATACCTTCTGGGCCAACGTAACGAGTAAATTGTCCACCGAATTGTAAGTCATTAGAAGTTACACCAGTACCAGCAGGTTTAATGAAGTGAGTATCTTGAGTCAAGAATCCAGATGCAGCGTTAGCTAACAATCTATGGAACATCATTGAACCCATAGTACCAGTCATTACACGAACTTTTCTGTTAGAACGGTCATTACGTGCGAAGAAAATATCAAGTAAGAAATCACGAAGTCTAGCTTCTGTCAAATCACCTGAATAGAATTCTACGTTACCATCCTTAAGTTGTTCTCTAAGACCTGGGCCTGTTTTTCTCCAGTAACCATTTTTACCTTGCTTAGTAGATCTTTTACCATAAGTAAGCTGAATCTCTTTTGACATCTCGAAAGTGTCAAACATCTTCATCTCAGCCATAGGTAAGAAACGCTCTACCTTATTACCTTTACCATCAATCAGAGGAATACCAATACGTCCTTCTTGACGTAATGCTTTATCAGTGATAGTGAATTCTTGACCGAAGAAACCTACTTGAGATTCCAACAGGTAAGAACTTGCATAGTATTGTCCGCCGAATTCATCATTCATTTCAGACTGTACAGATGTCCAAGCTTTACAGAACTCTTTACCTACTGCTAACAATTCAACTGGGAAGTAGCGGATAGGATTATCTTCTTCCAAAATACACTCATAAATAAAGCCAGTACCATCAGGTATAGGACCATTTACAATACGGATTGCATAATCATTATCTTCACCCATCAATACTTCAGGAGCAGATACCCAATCTTCATCCAATTTGATTTTAAAAGTAGTACCGTTAATACCAGGTGCCGTAGAAGTTTCTACCACTTCCACAGAGCGGAGTGATTTTTCTTCAGAACCTTGTAACGGCCAGCGATAGATTTCATCATCTATCATAAGTTTGTTCTTAGAAATCATGCTTAATAGAGGTTTGTTACCAAACATATTCATAGCAGCATAAATCTTAGTGAACAAGTTTTCAAACATGTGAGGTTTACTGGTATCAAATGCAGCAGCGAGATAATCGCTATCTACGAATTTACCACCAAAACCTTCGTACTGTTTAATTTTAAATTGTGAACTAGTTGCCATTTTTTAATTTGTTTTTGTTTTATAAATTTAGCGTTGCGGAATCAGAATCAAAACCACTGGATGAACCAGTTCTACCACTACCAAATCGCTTAGTTTCTTTTAAACGATCTTTAAGTGAAATTGCTGCTTCTGTCTTAGTTTTTCTAGCCAAATAACTAAAATCAAAATCAGTTTCCACCAATTTAGCTAGTAACGCTCTCTTTTTAGGATCCGCCAAAGCTTGATTTAATTTGTAGTTAAAACTAGTAGTTTTAGTACCGTCCGTTAATTTTATTGGTTTATATAAAGAATTAATAACTAATGCTTCGTCTTTATCACTAAGCGGTATGCCATTAACCTCTTTAACACTTTTAATTGTTTTAGATAATTCAGCTATCTCAGCCTTTACAGCTTTCTCCTGTTCTACAGCTTCAAGTTTTGCACGCTCTGCTAGAGCTGCTCTTTCTTCTGCATCCATTTGTGCAATAGTAGTTTGACCTTCTTCTGCAGCTTCACGAAGTCTAAAAGAATAACGTAATGCTTCAATTTCACGTTCAATTTTAGCATCTGTAAACTTAGTTGTGCGTTTTAGGCTTTCCCTTACAATTGCTTCTTGAGCTGTTTCATCATCTAAATCTACTTTACTATAGTCAGGTCTTGAATGTAAAGATACAAATTCTTTAACATTAGTACCACCATTAGCATAGTAATTCAATAATGCTTTACCTTCTTCTGGCATATCTTCAAATAAGCCATCAAACAAAGCCTTTTGTAAGTTATCATTAGAAGCCTTAATAGCTTCTTCGAAACCTTTCTCAGTAGCTTTAAACTGATAATCTTCTGGTAAATGAAGTGCTCCTAAACCTTTTAAATATTCGTAATTAAGTTTAAGTGTTTCGTCTTCATCTTCAACTGAATCTTCTTCAGGTGTTTCAGGTTCTTCTACTACAACTGTAGTATCTTCTACCTCTTCTGTAACTTCCTCTGTAGTCTCTACTTCTTCAGTAGTTTCTTCAGGTTCTATTAAAGGTTGCGGCGATTCATAGCCGTCTAAATCAAAAAAATCTAAGGTATTATCCTCCATTTTAATGCAAAATTAATAAATAATCAAGTTTTAAATTTTAAATTTACTAGGTTTTCAACCTAATGTTTCTTTTATATATAGCCTTATATGCATATTTTTAATTAGTCTACTGACCCATCATCTAGGTATTTACGCATTAAAAGCTGTATTCTATCATCAACGTCTTGGTGGGTATATAGAGTAGTACCATTATCTAATCTGTGTGGTAACTCCTCTACATTCAACAATTTACGTATTTCCCTTCTTATCCTAAGCAATGCCTTTAACTGCTTATTCAACAGTAGTTTATCGCTAGGCTTAGGTGTTGGCTTTTTATGGCCATCTATAATTGGATATAAATCTGCCATTACTTCGCTTTTGGTTTAGGACGTGATTTAGCTATCTTCTCTTTAGACTTAATCTCTTCCCTTTTCAACTGTCTATCTTTATCAGCTTCAGCTTTTTCCTGCTGCATTCTTTCTCTTTCTATAGATATAGACTGCTGTGTTTCTGCAACTTGTGCTTCTAATTTAGCTATCTCTAATTGATCTGGAACTCCATTATTATCACCATCTTGGTCTTGCATTCTTGAGAATGAGCCAATCTTAGCTACCATAATCTTAGTTTCGTTATCAGCATCATTCAAAGTCTTCTCATGTTGCATACGCATCATCTCTATCTGATGTGCTTTCTCATCAGCTGCAGCTTGTAATTGCTGTTCACGTTCTAAGTTAGCCTGTTCTTGCTTAGCCATCATATCTTCAAACTTCTCTAAGTCTCTAATCAATTCTTCAGAAGAGCCTGATTGTTTAATCATCTTAGCTACTTGAGAGAATCTAACTTTATCACTTTGAAGTAAAGGCTGTACAAATGATTGTAACTGCTTAAATATTTCAGTATCTCTAGGATTATCTACGATAAATACTCCAAATTTACAATTACTAAATTCACCTGGCTTAATACTAAATACTTCCTTCTTAAGATCTTGACCCATATTCTGGAATACTCCACCTTCTGTATCGTATTTCTTAATAGCCAAGTCTACCATGTAATTTAACACATTCTCCCAGTGAACCATATGGTTATGGAATAAAGGCTCAGTAATTGTAGAGGACTGCATAATAGATTGCTGAGAGTTAGTAACTGCTTCATATGGAGCTGTCTGCCCTTCTCTAGAGCGTGTTACCCCAGCAACTTCACCTATCTGCTCATCTATATAAGCTAAGATATTTAAGTAATTAATAACATGACTTGCGTTAGATCTATCAATAGAATTACCTACAGCAGATCTAGTGCTAGCTCCAGGAGTTTCTGCACCTTGAGCTGAATTATATAAATATATATCTTGTTTATCTAAGTAGAATAAAGTTTCTTCTAAACCAATCTTAGGATCTAATCTAGATACATCTATCTCAATAGCTCTACCTTTATCTGAAGCGATAAGTTGTTTTAACTTATGCATCACTATAAAATATAACATCTGGAATGGTCGCATCCTTTCCATAGTGGAAACTTGCTGCGCATTCATATTGTTATATACTACACCATGATAAGGTAATGGTTGATAATATGGATTATCTGGATCTACTTCTTGGTGCTCTATTGGTCTAATATCTACATAAATATCATTATCTATCTTAGTACCTTCCCAAATCTCTGGAACCCAATCCCATTCTATTTTTACATATTTAGGATTATTCTTATCCATTTTGAACTCTTCTGAAACTATCTCAGTTTGCAGTTCACCATTATCATCTATGAAAGTAAAGAATCCTACTTTTCTAAGACTTCTCCAAGTAGCATGAATTACATCTACTTCATCTGAGTAAGAATATCCATAACTACCTATCTTACTATTAATACCTGCACGTAAGTAATTTAACTCTCTGTGCGGGAAATATAAATCTCTTTCAGTATCTCTAGAATTAATTTCTGAGTACTTAGATTCCAACTGCTTAATCTGATCTTCTGTTAAGTTCTTATAAGTATCTATAACATCAGCTACAGTCATTTTAGTTTTATAACCTGCGAATTCACCGTGCTGTACATACTTAGTCTCTGGAGATTTATGGTAAAATATACCAAGTGGATTCAAGATTTTAACAGTCAATTGTCCATTAATAAATCCTATCCAGCAATGCTCCTCATCAGATAATAAGCCATGTTTAAATGAGTCTTTCTTAAGATCATAAATCTTCAGCCTCTTATACAAGTCAGAAAGAAGTCGATTAGATTTAATCTCACGTGGTTCGGAAAATTGATTTTCTAAATACTCCTCAATTTGCTCCGGGTTCATCACGTCCTTATACTTCTCTTCTATCTTTTGTACTGCTTCAGCCATCTGAGCTTCTGGTAAGCCTTTACCTTGCAAGTAAGCTATCTCACCCTGCTTAGCCATTTCAGCTGCTACATACTTCTTAATAAGATTCTTACGCTCATCCATCAATACATAAGCACCTTCTAAATTCGTAAAGGTAGCTCTATAATTAAATGGACGTTTAAGCAATTCTCCTAGCAACACATTAATCTTATTGTGCGCCTTATTGTACGGAGCTATCTTATCCTTCTTTTGACCTAATTGAAATCCTAACGGATTCAGATCATCTTCAAAATCCTTCTCATCAATTTGAGAATTATATAAGCGATAAGATCTCCATATCATATCTGCACGTGTATCTACTCCAGGTAGTCCATCTGTAGACCAACCTGAGTTTGCATATAATTCTAGATTATTCAACATCTGCTTTCCCCAAGCATTGTCGTCTTTAATCTTTTCTTTGTAACTTAATCTTTGTATAATACTCCTCATGAGCTAATTGGTTTTTTCCTAAATGGAAATAATTTTTTATTAAACATTAAAAAATCTAGTGTTTTATCTCGTTCTGTTGATATAACTTCGTGCTTATTAAAGTTCTCTTCTAGAGCAATAACTACCTGAAAGAATGCGCATACACGGTCAAAGTTGCCTTCTCTCGTATACAAAATCAATTCTTCCAACAGTCCAATATCAGGTATTAAGTCTAAATTAAATATCTCTCTACCTTCTTCATTCTTACCTCTAGGCTCTAATAACCAGTCATATACATATAGTTCTGCTTGCTGCTTCATCTTTACAGAAGACATGGAAGAACCTTTAACTCTACCATAACTCTTCTTACCTAAAGTCTTTAACATTACAGTACCTGG